GCTACGTGCTAGTAGTACGTTCTACGTTCTAACGTATCCCCTACTCTCTAAAGAAAAAGAATATATATAAATATATATTCCAAAAAGAAAGGTCTCTCTCCCCCATTGACAGGTCGGTTTTTTTTGCGATATTATGCTCTTTATGGCAGATAACAACAACCCATACAGGCAATCAACTAGAAGACTCAGACCTCAAGGTAAAACCTCTAAGAGGTTATCTAGCCTGACACCTGATGGTCTACGCAAGAGGGTTCTTGACGCATTGCCTTTATGGGAGTCCTACCCTAGGTGGTTCAGAAGAGTATTGGTTTTGCTGCCGACCCATGGTGACATATTCTCGATAGCAGAAGAACTCAACACTACGCCTGATGAACTGCAAGGCATGATAGAGAAGAGACCTACATTCATGAAGCTTGTAAAGTTTATTCAAGACAACGGGCACTACCCTGCCTGTGCATCAACCAAAGAGTATTTGAAGCATGCCAACCTTGTTGAGCACTATGCTAACGAGAGCACTGTGTCTGCTGTGATACACTTAGAAACTAATGCAGGACAAGCACCAATCAATCACAAGATTGTTGACGCTGCAGGATGGTTTGCAAACATAGAGAATGACACAGAAAGAGTGCGTAGACAACAAGCACATGCACTTGACAAATACGAGAAGAAGATAGATTCTGATGCTGTGGTTGAACAAGTGGAAGAAGGATTGCAACCCTTTGTAAGAGACATCAACCCGGAGGAACAAGATGGCAACGAAGAGAGTAAAGTTTCCAAGGAGACAGGCACTAAGTAGGTCTGTCCCCAAGTATACTCCTTCGCCTTGGCAAGAGGCACTACACCGTAATCAGGCAAAGCGTAAATGGGTCTGGGCTGGTCGTAGAGCAGGCAAAGGTAGAGCAGCCATTCAAGAAGCTATCTCTACTATTCTAGAAGCAAGCAAGAAAAAATTTATTGTAAACGGAGAAGACGTCACCGACACCCTTGTTCCCGACATACACATCTGGACTGTTGCACCAACTAAGGCACAGATGAGACAGGTGTGGAATGAGATGAAAGCTTACATACCTAGGTACATGTGGAAAGGTTATGATGGCAGAGCTGGTGGTCGTGGTGGTGCGTGGCATGAAGATGAATTTTATGTAGAATTAGAAGTAAGAACCCCCAACGGGGGGTTTGCAGCCGATACTGTACGCAAGAGCGTACTGTGGGAACTACGGTCTGCAGACAATCCCGAAAGTTTGCAGACTGTAGGGTTAGACTTCTTACACATTGCAGAGTCACAAGATGTTAAGAAAGTGGCATGGGACAAAGTAGAATGGGTAACTGAGTCACCCGGCAGAATGGGAAGAATTTTTGCAGAAGGCATACCCCCTATCGCAAGGTCACACTGGTTTTCTCGGCAGTTTATGTATGCAGAAAACAACCCGTCATTACAAAATTATGCTGTGCGTGCAACAAGCTTTGACAATATGTATTTAACTGACGCACAGAAAGATAACATTCGGCTACAGAAAGAAACCACAACAGAGTGGATATGGGAACGCATGGTAATGGCAAAGCAACCTGATGTTGGTGGTGGATTCTTTAAAAAGATTGAAGATGCTGCTGTTGGCATGGAGCTTGCAAGACCGATTGAAGGACATGCTTATGTAGCTGGTCTTGACCTTGGTAAACAGGTAGACCCGACTGTGCTAATAATCAAGAACAGGATAACGAGAGAAAGTGTACACAGTATTGAAATGTTAAAAACAGACTGGGTGTTGCAGAAAGAAACTCTGCTTGCCGAGCTTGCACAATGGAACTGTGAGACTGTGATGATGGACTCATCAGGCATGGGTGGTGATGTATTATTTGACGAATTGCTGAACCTCGGTGTCCCTGTAGTTGGCAAGAAGTTTACGCCTCAAACCAAGTACCAGTTATTCTTGAACTATGCAGTCGCTTTACAAAATGGGACTGTGTCCTTTCCTCCAGAGTGGTCCAAATTGAGAAGTGAGTTAGATGCAATAGAGGTACAACAAGCTGGTCTTGGATATACCTTTAGGCACCCGAACTCTGCACATGATGACTGGGTGGATGCCGAGGTTTTAGCTCTTATGGCATGTGACCCAGCAGATACCTTTGACGAAGACTACGAACCAGTAACCACAATAAGAACAGTTGAACCTTTGACAGAAAATAGTGTATCATACACGGGAGGACGCTTAATGCGTTGGAGGAGACAAAGAAAAGCAAAGCAGTTGCAAGAACTGCGAAAGTTGACAGAGATTAGCACAAATCAGGAGTCACTCCTGCTTGACGCAATGGATTAAATGGTAAATAGTTACAGACCAACACAAATGGAATCAGACTCAGTAGCCGAAGAAACTATTGATTTACTATCTGCTCCACCACTAGATGAGCCTGCCCTTAGTGAGGCATGGGTCAAGACACAATTATCCAAAGGTGGTGCAGCATCTCTATTTGATAAATTTTATGACAACTGTGCAGAAGCAGACGAATTTTACCTTGGGGAGTTTGACTACTCCGTCCCTCTAGGGGGAACTAAAATAAACCTAGGTACTTTTCATAGTATAATAGAAACTTTGGTAGCTCATGCCTCCCCAAGATTTATGGACATTGATGTCCCTGCCCCAAGCCCAAGAGCAACTGCCAGAGCAGAACTTATTGAAAAGTTCCTAAATGGTGCACACCACATGCTAGAACAAAACACTCCTGTAAAGAGAGAAATTGTAAAACATCAAGGTCTTTACGGTGTGTCGCTAGTTAAGTTTGAGTTTGCAGGCAGCCAATGGGGCGAGATGCCAGAACCACCAGAAGATGGTGTAGACATGGCAAGCTATGAGCAAAGAGTCAGAGAGATTACAGAAAACAGAAAGTTTAAGTTTCCCATAATATCAGAAGTAGTAAACCCACAAGAATGTGTGTGGGATACTGCAAGTACACATCCAAGGTGGATAATTAGAAACACAGAGATAGATTCAGAATGGGTGATGGCACATTTCCCAGACTTTGAAGGAGAGGTCATGGATGGCAAGTGTGACTTTGCAGAAGTATGGACATCTACACACGTAGGTTACATGGCTAACGGCAGGTGGGCACTTGAACCTAGAAGGCACGCATACGGCAGAATACCGTGGATTATCTTTCATCCACAAACAGGAATCAAAACAATCGGCAACAAACCTGAGCACTTGTACAGAGGTATAGGTTCAGGTAACTTTGGGATGATTAGAGCCGAGTCAAGACTAGCATCTCAGTATTTAGACATTGTGGGTAGAAACGCATGGTCATCACTAAACTTCCAAGGACCAAGAGGTATGACAGAAGAAGTGATGCAAGAGTTCTCACAAGAACCCGGTGCACGTAACTACGTGCCCCCTAACGTGCGTATTGAACCACAGCAAACTGCAGAGGCACCACAATCTATATTGCAAGCAATGAACACATTAGAGAGAGCAATCGAAGCAAACACAGTGCCTGCAGTTGCCAGAGGAGAGAGACCATCTGGTGCAGCATCTGGATACCACACTGCTGTTCTTGCAGGTATAGCCAGCTTGAACTTTGGTGCGATTGTAGATGCAACAGAACGTGGCTTCCAAGAAGCTAACGAGATTATTTTAAGAATTGTTGAAGACGTAATTGGTGACACAGTTACAGTGTTTGGCATGACAGAAGCTGGTAGCACAGACGCCAAGATAAAGCCAAATGACATACGTGGGCACTATGTTAGTGCAGTTCGTCTAACATCAACAAGTCCTGAAGAACAAGAACGAAAACTGTCATTATGGAGAGATACTTGGAGAGCAGGATTTGTAGACTGGACTACTGCCCTACGAAAAGCTGGTGTGTCTAACCCACTAGAAGTTGTGGGCAACAGAATAGCTGAAGACTTCTTCAACTTGCCACAGATACAACAAGCATTCTCTCAACTAGCAGCACAAAGTCTACCGATACTGCAGCAAGCTGTAGAGGCTGCATCCCAAGGTGCAGAGACTGGTATAGACGCAGGTGCAATAGCAGAAAATATTTTAAACTCACAAGGTGGCATGCAGTTACCTAATGCAGGTAATTTTAGTGCAACCAACCAACCGGGTCCGGGTGGTCCACAACAAGGACCAGTAAGACCAGTGATACCCGGTAGTGTTGAGGAACAAAACTTAATTGGTAGGCAAATGACTAGCCCAAGAAGAGGACCACAGCCTACAGTTGGTGGAGAAGTGCCACCGGGTCTCGATAACATAGGAGCATAATGGCATACAGAGATAAAAGGTCAGTAAGAAACTTATCACCCATAGAAGCTGGGTTTGTTAGGTTCTTTGAGCTTATGGAGACATCATTTAAAAACGTAAACAGCAACTACAAAAACATTGAAGTACAGGAACCTAAACCTGTTCAAAGGAATCCACGGACTCCAGACAGAGATTTACCTAATCCGTTCCAAGGAGGATTCTAATGCCACATACACCGGGACACAGCCCTTTTGATTTTTACGCCTTACGTGGTGAAGGTGGAGAAGAAACAACTTCTATGGACATCATGAGAAGAAGAGCACAAGAACAGGCACGAAATTTTACTCTTGCACCTGAGCCACCTCAATCACCTGCTCAGCAATTTGAATCTTCAATGGCTAACGCTGCTGCACAACAACAGCAACAGTTTGAAGAACTAGAAAGGCAAAGACGTGAAGCTGAGCAAAGAGCTCAAGAGTTAGCAAGATTACAGGACATTGAAAATAGATTGGCTCAAATGCAAGCTGCAACTCCACCAGCACCACCACCTGCACCTGCACCAGCACCTCCACCACAATTTACTCCTACTCCAAGTGGTCCACAAAATGTAATGGTAGATAGCCCAAGAGGTGCAGTTGACCCACCACCAATAGAAGGTTTAATTGACCCAAGAGATGTAGCATCACAACAATTTACAGATATTGGAGAAAGTATTATATCTTCAGAGGGACAACTGTTTGGCAATCTTATACGTGAAGCACTTGATAACGGTAAAAATGTTTATAGCCCAACAGCTTTAGGCATGAGGCAAGACGTTTTTGGATTTGGTGGCTTAAGTCAATACGAACAATTTAACAAACTTTTAGAAATAGAACAGAGACAAGGTAATACAATAGCTGATGTCTTATTTAAATTTACAGGAACAGGACCTAATACAGAAGTAGGTAGAGCACTATCTTTGCTAGCACAAGCTAATGGTAATTTATCAGGATTGCCTGCAAGAGAAAGAGAACTTTTAAATGCTTATCAAGTGCAAAATGGTCAGATACCAGATGCAACACTTAGGCTTTACGGAATACCAACTGGTGGTATGACTCCTAGTGATGTTGTAGGTGGTGCTCCAAGCACTGAAATGCAACTTGGTCCATTGCAAGACGCAGGGACTGGGACAGGACAAACACCGGGTCAGGCAGTAGGAGCAGGTGGAGCAGAAGGACTAAGGACTACATTGGATGCAGGACAAGAAGCTGCGATATTCCAAAGAGGATTTGACACCATTGAAAGTCTAAGAGCTGGAAACACAAGTGCTAGACTGCCTAACGAAATATTCCAACTTGCTGCTGATGACGATGCGAATGGAAGAGAAGGCACTACAGCACAAAATATTGTCCAAGCTTTCTTAGGTGCACTTGACCCTTCAGAAGGAGTTACAGTTGCAAACATCACAGCTGATGTTCAGGAAAGACAGCAAGATATTGAAAGAGACTTAAGAAGCAGAGAAATTAATATAGCACAACAAAATGCACAAAACACTTTGACTCAAATAAGTAGTCAGTTTCAAGTAGAACTTGGTGACTTAGAATTAAGACAGCTTGCACAAGCACAGCAAAATCAAATACAACAGTCAAGGCTAGCTTTTGATGAAAGAAATGCAAGAGCAACAAGAGAGCTTGAAAAAGAACTATCTATAGCTTCAAACAGAAATGCTAAAGACATTGCTAACATACAATCTGAAGCTACAAGGTTTGTGGCTACAGAAAATGGTTTGGCTGCTAGAGATGTGGCTTTGTTTAATAAAGCTAGTGCAACAGAAGTAGCAGAAATTACTGGGCTTAGTAAAGCACAAGTTGCAAATATCCAAGGTCAATACAACAGGCAGGTTGCATCACTTACTGGTTTAAGTCAGCAAGAGGTTGCCAGAATACAAGGTGCAAACCAGTTAGCAGTTGAAAAAGAAAGATTAAGTTCACAGGAAACTATTTCGGACACTCAGTTGGCAAACGCAATTAAACTTGCAGGTATTAACAACACAAGCACTGCAGAAATAGCAGAAGCTCAAAATGAGGCTGCTATAAAAGTTGCTACAGCAAATAATACAAGTGCAAGTGAAATAGCTAAATTGCAAGGAGATGATGCTTACAGGCTTTCACAAATGCAAATTAGTGAACAGTTTAAAGGTGAAGCTGAAATAGCTAAATTGCAATCGCAGTATCAAAAAGAACTTGCTACTCTTACTGGTTCAACTCAAGAAGAAATAGCAACTATACAAGCACAATCTAATGAAGATATAAATGACGCTAGAATTGCTGGTGAAAAAGAAGCATATACTGCACAGCAACAATTTCAATCACAAGAAGCTATAGCTCAAAGAGATTTTGAAAGTGGTGAAGCTGGTGCACAAAGAACATTTCAACAGCAACAAGCACAGCTAGATAGAGATGCACAAGCAGAAAATGTAAGACTACAATTCTTAAATGGATTACAGCCAGCAGAATTTGCAGAACTTCAGAGAGATATTGCAAGAGGTGGATTAAGTGTAGAGCAATCAGAAAACCTTGCTGCACTTGTAGCTAGAGGTGGTTTAACGCCAGAAGAAAGAATAGCTGAGATGAGTGCAGAAAGCAGGTCTGACGAAATGAACGCATTTATATCGCTCTTGTCTAACCCACAAGCACTTGGTGCATTTGTAACTGCAATATCTGGTCAGTTGCCATTTGAGACTGTTCCTACTATGGGTCAGTTGGCAGAAATGACTCCTAACAGAATACAGTATTTACAAGGTGCATTATCTGCACTTGGTATTGACCCAAGCACATTTGTAAGAATGGCACAGTCAGTTACACCACAAGCATTCCAAGACACAGGACCATTTAGCCAAATTACTGCTATGGTATCGTGAGGTAGTTAATGTCAACTCCTTGGGAACGAAATAGAAATAGATACAACAAGAGAAAGAGAAGCTCTAGTTCTGCGTCTATGCCTTATGCTGCTGCAGTATTAAACGAATATCAAGAGCCGATACCTTTTAGTAGTGTTGACAGTGTTGCTGTAAATCAAGAAGTTTTACAACAAAAAAGACAACAAGAGCTAGAACAACAAAAACAAAAAGCTAGAGGTCCTCTAAGTAGTGTTGCAGCATTATTGCCACAATCTAGCAGAGACGAAGGTTTTGGGTTTGGCACAGACAAGTATGCACTTCCTGTGTCAGAAGGACCAGAAATAGACAAGGGTACTATGAACCCATTTAAATTATTATTTCAAAAGGCTGTTGCACCTACATTAGAAAAATGGCAAGAGGTAACAGAATGGACTGCAGGTACTGTATCAACCCCTTTTAGCACTAAATTACAAGCTCAACGTGACGCAGGTATAAGTGCTGGTGAAAGATGGAGAAACTTAGACGCACCAACATTACGTATTGGTAAAGAACAAGGTGAGGGTGTTGGATTCAATGTGGGAGTTAAAGGTGCTGTAGAAATGCTAGTTGACCCTGTTGGTTGGGCTACTATGGTATTGCCTGTTGGTCTTATATTTAAACCTGCAGCATACGCATCTAAAAGGCTAGGGCAAGCAGCAGCTAAAGCCACAGGACTTAAATCAATATCTGTAAAAGGTCAAAAAGAATTTGCAAAAAGAGCTAAAGGTATAGATGCAGAAATAGGCAATGAATTTTCTAATTTAGAAAAATCTATTACAAAAGAACTCTTAGAAAGAAACACTTTAGCAGATGGTGGATTTGGTAGCCTTGCAGACACCACAACAATAAAACAGCCTAAATCTGAAATTAACCTACTAATGGACTACACCACTGTAATGGACAACAAACAGCAACTAGGTTTCTTTGACGGTATATCAGCTTACATAAATCAAAGAGCAACAGATGTGGAAAAAAAGAAATCAGGTGTATTTTTTAGAATGCTAGACAACCCAATACAAAAATTTAGACCTAGCGTTGCAGCATTGCAAAGCAAAGAAGGCAGGGCTTTATATTATTTTAACCAGTACAAAACAGCTATACCAACAGATGCAAGAATATTAAGAGATGAGATAGCAGACTTAAATGCAGAAAAAATATTTAAATTAAAAGAGTCTTCTGTTGAAGCTGTAGTGCCCGGTCAAGCCACTCCAGAAAACTTAGAAAAGTTTTTTACTACAATGTCATTTTACAAAGCAAAGGTTGCACGTGAAACAATACCTGTAAATGTATTTACTGAAAGTGGTGACTTGGCAATTAATAGTCCTATGTACAAAATTGTAAAAAATATTGAAGATGTTACAGGATTAGAGCCAGACACTAATTTGATTGTTAATTATAGCAATGGTGTTGCCAACGTATCTAACAGACAAGGATTTCAGTTAGGCACATTTAGATTTAACGCATTAGACAATGTGATTGGCTCTGAAGATAACATCGTTTCTAAGCTGCAAAAACAATATGGTGTTGATGCTACAGAAGCTAAAAGACTTAGAAAGGACATGAACAACTCTATAATATCTATGCAGAAAAAAGCTGACGCTGCAGGTGCAACTAAGAATGTGTACCTAAGAGACAAAAGAAATTTACATGACAACTTAGGTTTTGAAGGCTTTAGCTTTAGCCCGTCAGACACGATTGTTTATACATTAGGTCAAGAGGCTACAGAACAAAGGCAGTTATTAGGAACAACTATAGAAAATATAGATAACATATTAAAAAGAAAAGCATCAAGAAAACAACAATTAGAAGATACAACAAACTCAATAAGAGTGGCTAATAATGTTTATAGGGATACTATTTCTAGGTATCTAAGAAACTTTAATACTTTAGATGATGAAGCAAAAGCATTACTCAATCCTAGGTCTTTAAGAGGTGCAACTAATGTTGCAACTCCAGATAATTACACAAGTCTTGCAGACAACATTATACAATTCCAAACTCTTGATGAAGCACTCATAGGGTTGCGTAATTTAGATGACGGGCTAAGAAGAAAACAGTTGCGTGTTAACACAAGAACAGCACAAACTACAGACAACCTATCAACTATATTTGGTGATGATGAGTTCAAGGGTTTAACAAGAGAACTTATTAGGCAAATAGGTAAAGACAAAAAAACAAGAATAGATTTTCTTGCAAGAACTGACAATATTGCTGGTGGAAAAGTTGTTGATTTTTTTAAGAGAAGCGATGCCTTTGACGGACAAGTTGTCTACAAACAATTAGAACAACAGTTTGGAAAACAAGCAGCAAGAATTGGTGCTAAGAAAAAACAAGGGGACATGCGTGTTGCTTTTAAAAACATTTACAACGCAGATATTGATAGTGTCTTTGAAAAAGAAATGCCTTTCTTGCAATTTTTAGACATGGCAGGATTTGTGGTGGGTCACTCTCACAAATCAGGTAGACCAATAAGATTGTACGATACAGGGTACTTCCAACTTACAAGAAACGAAAAAAACTTTTTAGATAGATTCTATGCAATCAATGATGAAGTTGGAATGATGACAAGAGAAGAAGGTGCACTTGGTGCACTTGACGACATTGTAGAAATGAAAACTTCTAACTATGTGCATCACGTAGTTGAAGAATTTGGTAACGCTACAACAGAATACCTAGATACATTGGGTGCAGTATCTACAAGTGCAAGAGGCACTGCTGCACTAACAAAACCTAGTGCATTCCAACAAAGGTCATATAGAGATTTTATTACAGAAGGTTTTGAGGAACAGGGTTTGCAGTACACACAGAAAGCAGAAAATATTATAGAGTCACTTGTAAAAGCTGGTCACACTGCAGTTGCAAACAAACATGTTGTTAACTCATTAAAAATTGCTGGAGACAAAGTAGATAAAGCAATGAACCTTGCATTGCAAACAGCTAACGCTAAGAGGTTTACAAACGCTATGACTTTAGTAAATAACATTAGCAACTCATTGCGTGGTCCTATCACAGACGCAGATGCTGCAACCATTAGAAAACAATTTAGGAATGATGAAGTAAAAACTACACTAAGAAGAGTTGTGGATGACTACAGTGAGTTTGAACGAATACTTGGAACAGACGATGCAGATTTTGCAGCAAACGCAGGTAAGTTTTTAGGAACAGAACAGCTTGATAGATTAGCTAAAGGTTTTAAGGACCAAGCAGATTCGGCTAATAACTATATAGAAAAACTAAATGAACTGCAGTTAAAAGGTCAAACAACTAGAGTTGTTGAAAAAAGTTTAGGCAGGAGACAAAGACAGGTTGTCAAACGTAATGTAAAAAGGTTTACAGGTGCACCAGAAAATGTAAATGTTGAGCCATTAAATGATTTATTGTTTGATGAAAGCGTAGCAAAGAAAATAGAAAATACTCTTGGTATATCAGACCCTACAAGGTTTGAAAAGTTTGCAGAAGCTACAGGTAGTGTGGGTGACGTGTTTAGGTTATTCCAAACAGGTATTGACCTTGGTACTCCATTACTTCAAGGTTTGCCAACACTGGTAACTAAACCGGCTGTCTGGGCAAAAGCAACAGGAAAAATGTTTGCAGGTCTTTTTGACGGCGATGCAGGAGAGATTGCAAGAAGACAATTCTTTATACAGAACAAAGCAGAACTTAGAGAAATGAATAGTCTTGGTGTACTAATATCAGGGCAAGGTAATGATTACTACAGAGCTGTGGACAAAGACAGCACAGTATTAAAATTCTTAAATAATCAAGGTTTTGAAAAAGACTCTATTCCAGTAAAACTTGGGCAAGCAACAAGAAAACAATTATTTGGAAGGTTTCAAAATGCTTTTGAAGATTTTGGTGACAGGTTAAGGCTAGGACTCTATCAAGCACATAAAAACCAAATAGTAGAAAATCTTGACGAAGCAGCTCAAGCAGCATATAGAGCCACTGGGGTGCGTGGAATACAAGACGCAACAGTACAAAAAGAATTTAAAGAACTGGCAGAATATATAAATCAAATGACAGGTGCATTTAGCCATACTCAAAACATGGTGTCAAGAAGGCAAGCTAACTTTGAAAGAGCATTTTTATTATTTTCTCCTTCATACACCAGAGCATCTCTTGGTCTAATGGGAAGTGCACTTACAGGTGGGATAAAAGGTGACAACGCATACAGAGCTATATCTAACATGCTTATGGTAGGTGTTGGCTTTCATGTTGCTACAGGATTTGCTAGAAGTGCACAGACAGGTGAGCCGTTAGAAAAATATTTAAGGCTTGACCCTTCTAAATCAGATTTTCTTACTGTAGATATAAATGGATTAAAAGTAGGTTATGGTTCATTCTGGAACTCATCAGCAAAACTGCTTGCACAAATAGCATCGGACCCTGCGTTCAGAGGTGATGTTTTAGACTCACCATTATTACTCACAGGAGCAGGCAGAGGTCAAGCAGGTTTTAACGAGCAAAGTGTAAGACAAATGATTGGCAACAATCCAGTTGTTAGGTGGTTGAGAGGAAGAGCAGCACCAGTTGGCTCTCACTTTTGGAATCTTGGAATGGGTAGCACTCCACTTGGCGAAGAACTGGACCCTGTAAGCGTAGACAATTTACAAGAAATTGGTGGTTCTATTGCACCGTTCTGGATACAAAGCGTATTTGATTCAGACAACAAAGCTTTAGGACTTGGAAGCATACCTGCAGAGTTTATTGGATTGAGGACTTACGAAGTGCCTGCATGGCAAAAAAGAAAAGAATTAAGAGACGAGCTAGCTTACGCACACTATGACAAATTGTGGAGAGAACTTACAAATGTACAAAGAAGGAACATTGAGGTACTAGAAAGTGCTAATCCTAATGGCAGCAGGCTTGAAGAGTTAGATGGTCAAATAAAAGAAAAAAGACAACAGATTGGTGGTAGTGGACTTGACGAACTATTAGAAAACTATACAGATGAAAAAGACATAATAGACAACATTTACAAAGGTGAAATGGAAGAAGCAGCAATGTCTTACAGAAACAGTGGAACTAACGAAGCTGGTGAAGTTATATTTGGTTCTCCTGCAGATTATGTTAATCATGAAAAATTCTTAAGAGCACAGAGAAATGCAAGGTATGATTGCCTGAGTTCCAAAATGTGCAGGTGTACTATGACAGTTTTAGTGACTTTGAAAAACTAGAAAGACCAGAAGATTATTTTGCAAAAAAATATGCAGATATATATTTTGACCCTGAGTGGGAAAAAGCAAACTATTACGATTTTATAGGTAGAGACAGAGCTATACAGGATTTAATAAACTCTTGGGGTGGTGACGGAGAACAACTAAAAGCTTATGCACTTAACACAATCTTTGGTGCAAAAATAGCTGAAGACAATGACCCTTCAGGTATATTAGCAGAGTATTACCTTGGTCAATACAAATACTTTGACCTTTACTACAAAGGTGCACACGATGCAATAATGCAAAACAAATACAAGGGTCAGCTTGACGATGCGTATGAACAGTACAGAACATCAAACGCTACTGACAAACAAAATATATTAAAGAAAAATAAACAGCTTGCTAGGGCTTTTAGAGAAATAAGCAATGTAAGACAAGCGATGAGAGAAAGGAATGCAGACCTCGATGCTTTTATGTACAGATTTAGAGTTGGTGGCATAACAACACTAGCCAATAGTCAGAACAGAAACAGAGAAGAGGAATTGCAGCAACTTACAGCAATGGAAGTGTATACTCCACAATGGAGAGTTGCAGGTACATAAAATGAATATTATAATCAAAAAAAAGAAATCATTGGAAGGCTACGGCTATGACAACAGAAAAAGATAATATTGAACAACCAGAGACTACGGTCGAGGAACCCTCTGTAGAAACTCCTGAAGAGGAGAATACAGAGTTAATAGAGCAGGCAGTGCAAGACGCAGAAGCTAAGGCAGAAGTTGAAGAACAGCCCTCATACTTAACTGAAGATGACGTTAATAGAATACTGTCAGAACGTAAAGACGCATTTGATAATGCACAAGGACGAGCTCAACAGTATACAAATCAAAAGGTTCAGGAAATTCAGGATGACGCTAAGGCACAAATAAAAGAATTTATGAACGACTTTTCATCTATATTGGACGAAGACCAAAAACAAGTCCTAGACCAAAAGATGCAGGAGCGAGAAAGAAAAGCTAAAGAAGAGAAACTTGACCGGTTAATTGAAAACATGGACAAGCCTCAACAAGGTTCTGGCGTAACTCCTGATAATCTTGAAGACTTAGAATCGGCAGTTAAGGATACAGCAACGGCATTAGGTTTAGACATTGATGTTAGAAGTAACAAAGATGTTTGGAAAGGCTGGCAACAGAGTATGAGTTTTTCTCAATCTGTAAGAATAGCCAATGCTAACCTAAAAGCCATGGCACAAACAGGAAAAAAAGAGCCTGTACAACAGACGCCGGCAGCACAGAAAGTGCCTCCGACTACACAGGGTGCACCTACACAACCTAAAAGGGCGTATAGGAGCCTCGGTGACTTGTCGAATGCAATGATATCTGGGCAAATATCGGCAGAAGAATACAGAGCTCTAAAGAAAAAACTTTAGAAAAAGGAAAAATTAGATGGCAACAGGATTGACATTATCGTCAAGCTCGAGTCTATCAGACATGTCAAAGACAGTTATTGCTTCGGCGATTTCTAACATTGAGCCTGCTGGTCCTACAAACCAGTTAGTGTCAAGGTATGACATTCCTCAAGGTGCAAAGCAAGTTAACATCCCTATCTGGGGAAGAAACGATGCTCACGCACTAACTGAGGGTGTAGACATTTCTACTCCACAACAACTTTCTGTTACTGTGACAAGCATTACTGCATCTGAACACGGTATCATGACTTTTGTTTCTGATAGATTAAGCAGACAAAACAACGAAGACATATTAGCACACGTAGGTGAAGTGCAAGGTGGAGCTTTAGGTAGATTACTTGAAGACGACCTAATCACATTATTCGATGGGTTCTCAAACTCAATCGGTTCTGCTGGTTCAAACCTAACATACAGAGATATTGCTGGTGCAGTATCTTTCTTAAAAACTGACAACAACTCATCTTTTGGTATGGCTCCGGGACAGCCTAACGCAGTTATGCACCCTGAACAAATCAGAAGATTCGTACAAGAAGTTACTGGCATACAGGCTGGTGGTTCTGGTATGGCTGCACAGCCTATCCCAGAAGGTATCACTGCTGACGTAATCCAAAACTACTTCAGAGGAAACGAAAGAGCATTTGGTGTACCGATTTTCCAATCAGGTGTACTAAGCAGAGACGGTTCTGGTGACGCTAAAGGTGCAGTATTTGTACCGGGTGCACTAGCACTAGCTATGGCTCACGAAATGGAAGCTGAAGAAGAAAGAGATGCGTCATTAAGAGGTACTGAAATGGTAATGGTAGGTGAATGGGGAGAAGCTGAAGTAGCTGACCCTTGGGGTGTAGAAATGCTTGGTGCTGCTGACGCACTATAGGAGGATAAATGACGACTAACCAAGATTATTACGTTAAAGAGATTGAGACTAACGATGCTCATCAGTACACAACAATCTTTGATTCTGTTACTGGTGCACCATTCAGAGTAAAAAATGAAATGGTAGGGCATTATCTTGAGAAAGTTAAACGTGAAAATCAGGTTGTCGACAATAAACTGGTAGCTACTGAAAAGTGGATACCAGCCTTCGTAAAAACAACAAATGAAATAATTGGTTCTCCGTCTTCCGGCAAGGCTGACAAGGTAGCTCCCGTTAGTCAAGTTAAAGCTGGGAAACGAAGACGAGGTAGGAGAGGTAGAAAGAAATGACTACTCTATTAGGCAGATGGGAAACCATCGTAAAACAATTAAGGTTTGAGAATAACTGGGCTGAAGTGCTTGAGAATTATCTTAAAGAACAGAAGCTTGATGAACTTCCTGAGCCTGAATGGTCTGATGACGACCCTACCATGGCTTATGTTTATCTACCAGCTCGTTCGCTAAATGGTGAACTGGTACGGTATGACAAAACTAGAGCTAGGATGTTTCCAGAAAGCATCGTTGGGTATCTTGAGAAAGGTGGTCTTATGAAGCTCCCTGCAAAGGTTGCAGCATCTAAGACGAAAGAGCAGCTCCCCAAGATGGAAACGGAGAAACCAAAACTTGATAAAAAAATTGAAAAATTAGGAGACTTACAAGATGAGTAACACTATGGGTAACAAGTATGAATCATCCAACGCAGAGACTCTATCTGGAGCTAAGACATTGGCAGTCACAGACGCTAAATTCCAATTCTTAGACCCGGGAGGTTCTGCAAGAAACGTAGACTTGCCTGACTTGAGAACACTAACTACTGACACAAACTCAGAAGGAACAGGTGATGCAGGTACAGACAGATACGTTGATGCTCAAGGTGGATACTTCGTAATCAGCAACACTGCTGATGCAGCAGAAGTAATCACTGTTAGAGGATGGAACGGTTCATCTACAACTGGAACTATATGTACACCAACTCAAAACGAAACTGCACTGCTCCACTGGACTGGTGCGACTAACGGATGGATTGGTATAGCTGGTTCTGACGCATAAGCAATGAAATGAAGTAATGGGGAGTGTTCAAAAGTTACATTCCCAACCGAACATAATTCCCACTCCCCATTACAAAAGGAGATAAGATGGCATTTGGACATCAAAAATTAACGGTAGCAGATTCTGCTGTCGGACTTACAGTACCTTCAGGCGTAAACTACGCCTGTATATCAATAGAGACTGCTGCAGTAAGATTAAGAGTTGATGGCACGAACCCTACAGCAACTATTGGGTTTCTTGCTAGTGCAGGTCAAGAACTAAAAATATTTGGAAATGACCAGCTCACAACAATTAAATTTATTAGAGACACAAGCACATCAGGTGTATTGAACATACAGTATGGTGTGAGGGTTGACGGCAATCACTGTATAGATATCAATGGGTAAATATAATAAATCAAATAAAAATAACATATTTAGAGACAAGCCAGAGATTACAATCTCAGAACACACTGTTGTAAAAAACGGCAAGAAGATGAAGATTGTAGTGCCTGAAGGCAAGATAGGATATGGAGATGTAGAGTCGCATGCACAGATGGCTGGCGACCTTGCAACAAAGCACAGCGATGACAACAAAGCAGGAGAGAAAGCCTACGAAGAAGTAAGGAGACATCGTGATACAGACTCCGGTTCTACCATAGAGGAAAACAAGCTTAAGATGGCATACAACAAAATGGCTAGCAGGATGCCTGTAATACAACAATTTAAAATTACAGACAATACTGGCAAACACATTGCAACTGAGTATCTATTTATGAAGACAGAGCCTAGTGGGCTGACAAGACCTCTTAAGATAAGGGTTGATTTAGACACAGGCAAGACAGAGGAGATACCAGTATAATGGCTACAACCACTGCACTAAGCACAATACTGCCACAATTTGCTAGGAGAATAGGGTCTTACATAGGCTCTTTTAGCACAACGACTACAATAACTACTAACACATCTGTAGTATCTACTGGTCTTAGAGACCTTGGGTTTACAGATGATGACGTATTAAATGATTCTTTTATTAAGATTACAAGTGGTAATAACTTAAACGATGTAAGGTTGATAGCTGATTACACAGGAAGCAGTGGCACAATAACAGTGTCTGGCACAAACTTTACTGCTGATAGTGGTACAGGAACTACGTTTGAGATATACAGGTATGACCCTGACCAGCTAAGAGACGCACTAAACGATGCAAGCAGGCAAGCATTCCCTGCATTATTTAAAAGAATAGACGACAGGACATTGACTGTCGCACCCTCGCAGGCACGATACGAGCGACCAAGTAGCATAGAGCCGGGTTACATACGGCAGGTATACTTGCTCCCGAAGCTTGAGTCTAAGACTTACACAGAAAATATATTAAACGACCAGAACGTAGACATGGAAGCTGACAGCAGCAGCCTAACCAACTGGACAGACAGCACACACATTACTGCTGCAGTAGAAGTAGACACAGTTAGTCCTAACAACTACATGGTGTACAGAGGAGACCAAAGTGCAAAGCTAACATGTGCTGCAAGTAACACAGGCACATTTACAATATCAGTTACTAACCCTACAAATTATGAATCAGAAGAGTTAAACTTTTCTATATGGGTATATTCAAAATACGCAAGCCTTGTATCACCAATGCTGCAAATAGATTCCGACACTGCTGTTACAGGTACGAGCCACAGTGGAGGTGGTTGGGAAAGATTGACAGTATCTACTACAGCTTCAAACGTTGGAAGCACAATAAAAGCAGGATTAAGTTTTGGAAGCAACGGTGCGATTTACACTGTATATGCAGACGAAGCTATCCTAACTTCTGGACCTAGTGCATCACCACTAGGTTATGAAACTATTGTCTTTGATTGGGACGAAGAAGGCGACAACCTTATATTTAAATCACAGCCACCACCACATTACCAGTTACATGTAGTTGGGTGTGGTGCTTTGGAAACACTTACTGCAGGTGCAGACACAATCACCCTTGAGCCACATCGTGTTAACTTGCTGTTAGATTACGCAGCACTTACATTCTTTGAAGGTGAACTAGACCAGTCATCTACTGATGACCAGAATGCAATACTAAGACAAATAACTCACTACAGGAATAAGACGCAGACAGGAAAGGGAGAAATGGTAGCACCTTCACTTAAGAAGAACTTGTTACCAGCAGATAGTGCATCTATGTTTGGGAGTTATTGATGCCATCAAACTACGATATTAAATTAACAAAAACAGATGGCAGTTCTAGCGAAGTAAAACTTAGTCTTGATAGAACTACACAGAGTGGTGGGTATGCAGTAGAACATATCTCCCCTGCCCCACCAAATCAAGCAACTGATGCTGCAAACTATCAACAACAATCACCAGACCTTGGGCTTGTACTAGACCAAGACTCTTTTCACAGAGGCTTTGGACAATCGCTCTTAGAGCGTTTTGATGACGCAAGTAGTGCCAACGCTGCTTTGAGTCGCTATGCGTACTCTGAGGGCGTGTTAGGCATGTTTAAAGGCGAGATGGTGTTAGGTTACAAAGAGGATGAAGTCAACGTAATACTTAGAAACGGTACACTTGAAAATGGTGGCGTGTCTGAGTTTACTGGTACAGATGTAACCATAGCAGTAGATAGTGACACAGTAAGAACAGGTGACTTCTCAATGAAAGCTACAGTTACAGCAAACAGTGGCACAGTTACACAAGCATATTCAGGCACTGTATCAGTATTAAGAAGCAGAGAAGTAACCTTTGCTGCATTTGTAAGAAGAGAAAGTGGCTCAGGAACTATTACAGCTAAGATTGCTGACAGTGCTGGGACTACTACCGGTACTTCATCTACATCAGCAGCAGCTAGTGATTGGGAAGTAGTATACGCATCTAGAACTATAGATTCAGGTGCAACAAGTATTACATTGACTCTTACTGCAAGCACAAGTGGAGATGTGTTTTACATAGACGATATACATGTAACACCTTCAGGTGGAACAGACTGGACTAATCCACAAGAGTTTAATGGCAACATTTATGCAGCAGCAGGTAGAGTTGTATACAAATGGAATGACAGTGAAGAGTATTGGGCAGCAGTATACGCTGACGCATCTAACAATATAACAGACATGATTAGCTTTGATGGTGCATTGTATATAGGGTTTGGAACAGCAGCAACATACCTCAGAAGCACAGATGGCACTACATGGGCTGCTCCATCTACTAACAGTGGTAATGGTAGGTTTGCAGAATTTTTTGAGAGAGCACGGAACAATAATGGTAACTACGCACTATTTAAAAGCAGAGCAAACCAAGTATCAATATCAATAGACCCGTCAGATACAGCTAACTGGGGTAGTGAATTACAAGTAGGAGACAGCGACAGAAAAATTACTAATCTTGTACAGGCTAATGATATCTTGTACGTAGGTCGTGAAGATGGTCTGTTCTCGTACGACAGAAGCACACAGAAGTTCAGGGACTTACAGCCTGAAGCTAACTTGTTTCCAGACGACAATAACTTTAAAGCAGCAACTGGTAGAGCAGGACAACTGTTTGCATCAGGTGGTGACCAGTCTTTTTGGCAGATAGGTGACGGCTTCTTTGACGGAGCTAAAAGCTGGACAGACTTATCATATTTATTTAAAGCCTCTGGTATACGTGGGTTTGGTGGTAGAGTATCTGCAGTAACACAAGACAGAAACAACCTGTTTGTTGCACTAGCAGATGACCTTGAAGGAGAGTCTGGCTTTCCATACACATTCCCATTTGCTTTTGCTGGTTCAGGCAGGTCACAAGCAGTCAAGCTTATAGGTGTGCGTACACAACGTGAATCACCATCAGACAGCCCTGAACAAGTAGCACACACAATAACTAGCTTTAGTGTGTCAGAGATTACAGCTATGGGTAAATTTAAAGGCACGGATGCTGTTAGAACAAGTATGTTTGTATTTGGAAACAAAGTAGAAGATGACTTGGCAGCAATATCCAACGACACAGTATTAAAAGCTTTTAGGCTTAGAATGCCTATTAGAAACGAAAACCCTGCACTAAACTCTTTGTCAGAGCACAGGCTAACAGGTAACTTCTATACTTCCTACGTAAACTTTAATTTCCCAGATGTAAATAAGTCTGCAATAAAGATTACACTTACAGGCAGGAATTTAGATTCTAATAAGAAAGCTACAGTATTTTATAAAACAGATGATGCTACAGATGATGACACTACAGGCTGGACAACTTTTGGTAGCTCTGGTGAAGTGACATCAGCATCAACAACAATTACGTCTAGCATACAGCTTAACTTCAAACGTATAAGATTTAAGATTGTATTATCTACAAATGACTCTTCATCATCACCAGTAATTACTGGTATTGTGTTTCATGCAGCATGGAATCCTATTGAATACAGACGATGGAGTGTAATGGCTAAGATTAGTGATAAAAGGAGTCTGGCTATGCGTAGGGTACGTACACGTACATTACGTACTACCGACCTTAATAATCTTGAGACCTTGAGAAAAGAACCCTTTATCCTTTATACTGACCTTGATGGCACAAGTCATTATGTAAGTTTGCGATATCGGGACGAGTTAATCAAATCTCGAATACAATCTACAAGAAATGTAGAACTTGACCAAACAAGACGGTTAGTATTAGAACTAACGGAGGTGAAAACAAGCTAATGGCAAACGAATTTAAACATAAAACGGTAGGTACACAGCTTACACAAACTGAGTACGAAGCTATAGGTGGGCACGTATTAGACTCACAAGCAGCCGGTGACATTATATACGCAAGCTCAACAACACAACTATCAAGGCTAGGTATCGGTACTGCAGGTAAACTTCTAGCTGTAAACTCTGGAGCTACAGCCCCAGAATATGTTGCAGCAGTTACAGGAGTTACCTCTGTTCTTAACACAGCCTTAGTGATTGGTAGAGACGCAGACAATGACATTGACTTCGGTACTGACAACACAATTTTATTTAGAGCTGATGGTGCAGACCAGATTAAACTTACAAACGGTGCATTACTACCTGTTACAGATGATGACATAGACTTAGGTTCATCTTCTTTGCAATTCAAAGATGGTTTCTTTGACGGAACACTGGAAGCTGATGCAATTACAGTGGGTGGCACAGCAGTATTAACTGGTGGTGCAGAAACAGCAATTACATCTGTGCTAAACGCAAGTCTTGTTGTAGGTAGAGATGCTGATAACGATATAGATTTTGGCACAGATAACAATATTATTTTTAGAGCAGGAGCAGCAGACCAAATTAAGTTAATAGATGGGGCTCTTGCACCAGTAACAGACAATGATGTTGACCTTGGTACAAGCTCACTTGAATTTAAAGATGCTTTCTTTGATGGCACAGTTACTACAGATGCTTTAGCAATGGCTACAAACACAGCAGATATGTTGTTAATAGCAGATGGTAGTACATTTAATCCTACAGCAGTTGGCGATTTGTCAGAAATATCAACTATAGCAGACGATGATGTATTCTTAGCAGTAGACACATCAGGTGGTGGTCTAAAAAAAGTTGCTAGGTCACAGGTTGTATCTGGTCTTGCCACATCAAGTGGTATAGCCAGCGTTGCAAATGACTCATCACCAGAGCTTGGTGGCGATTTAGATGTACTCACACATGGAATAGTAACAGGTGCTAGTAACAGAAACATAGCACTTACACCTCACGGAACAGGTGTAGTAAGGATTGATGGTTCTAATGGTGTAGACATAGAATCAGGTGCTATATCAATTAAGAACGCAGGTGCAGAGTCTTATGTAAGATTTTACTGTGAATCATCA